ACGCCCTTAACCTCACAGATGACTTTATGACTGCTGTGATGAATGGTGAGACTTGGGATCTCATTGATCCTGCTGATAAGACAGTTAGAGACACCGTAGATGCTCGTGAGCTTTGGCAACGCATCCTTGAAGTACGCTTTCGTACAGGAGAGCCTTACCTCAACTTCATTGACGAGGCTAATAGAAATCTTCCACAACCCCTCAAGGATAAGGGGTTGAAAATTCATGGCTCAAATCTCTGTGTCCGAGGAGACACACAAGTTCTTACTCGTGAGGGTTATTTTCCGATCTCGTCTTTGGTGAGTCAAGATGTTGAGGTGTGGAATGGCAAACAATGGTCAATGACCTCTATTGTTCAAACAGGAGAAGATCAAGAGATCCTTGAGGTTATTCTTGATAATGGTGCTACTCTTTATACAACACCCTATCACAAGTTTTATGACCATAAGGGGAAGGTGGTAGAAGCTAAAGATTTAACTACCTCCACAAAGCTCTTAAAGTTTGATATGCCAATTGTTGATGGTGAGGGCGATTGGGAGAACGCTTATTCTTGTGGTTTCTTCACTGGAGATGGGACATATAATCATCTCCAGCAACCCATATCTTACCTCTATGGTAAGAAGAAGGCATTACTCGAAAGGGTAGCTACTCCTCTTTGTCGAGTACGCAAGGGATCTAGCTCTGATCGCTTTTCAGTTCTTCACGACAAATCGGAAATCAAGGCAAAGTATGAAGTGCCTCTTGGTAGGTCTTTAAAGACTCGCTTAGAATGGTTGTCTGGTCTTTTAGATGCGGATGGTTGCGTGGCTAGGAATGGACTAAACCAAAGCCTACAGCTTGCATCCACCAATCGAGACTTCCTCACTGATCTAAGCCTAATGTTGAACACACTTGGAGTTCAGCCCAAGGTGGCAGAGTTTATGTCAGAGAGAGTGGTAGACTTTGGTTCTGAAAGAGGTGGTGAGTATCGTTGTAGGGAAGCATGGAGGATTTTAATCAACTCTAATGACACACAAAAGCTACTCACACTAGGATTGAAAACTCATCGTCTAGTTCTGAAAGAACATAAACCTCAAAGATCAGCCTCAAGGTTTGTTCGTGTCTCTAGTGTATCTAAGTCAGACAACGCTGATACTTACTGTTTTAATGAACCCTTAAGACACATGGGTGTGTTTAATGGGGTGCTTACAGGGAACTGTAATGAGATTCATCTCCCCACAGGACCTAATCGCTCGGCAGTCTGTTGCCTCTCTAGTCTCAATGTAGAGATGTTTGATGAGTGGAAAGACACCACCATCGTAGAGGACTTGATTGAGTTCTTAGATGATGTCCTTCAGTATTTCATCGAGAACGCACCCCCTCAACTTGAGAAAGCGATCAAGAGTGCAGAGGCTGAACGCTCACTTGGTCTAGGAACAATGGGCTTCCATGCCTACTTGCAAAAGAAGGGGCTACCCTTCGAGTCAGTCTTTGCTGTCTCGGCTAACCGAAAAATTTACTCGACCATTAAGGAGAGGGCAGTCGCTTCCTCTAAGCGTTTAGCAGAAATCAAGGGGGAGTATCTTGACGGTATTGGGTCGGGCATGAGGAACAGTCATCTTCTCGCCATCGCCCCTAATGCTAACTCGGCTATCATCCTTGATACAAGCCCAAGCATTGAACCGTGGAAGTCAAATGCTTTCACTCACAGGACACGAGCTGGTTCATTCTTGCAGTTCAATAAATATCTTCAAGCTGTGCTTGAGAAGAAAGAGGGCATTGATCTTGATGAGGTGAAGCAGAGCATCATTCTCAATCAAGGGAGCGTACAGCACCTCGATTTCTTGACCCAGCTTGAAAAGGACACATTCAAGACTGCATTTGAGATCGACCAGATGTGGATTGTGGAACACGCTTCCGTTCGTCAAGAGTGGGTGTGTCAAGGTCAGTCAGTCAACCTATTCTTCCCTGCTGGCTCGGATAAGAACTATGTCAACGCTGTTCACTTGAGTGCATGGAAGAAGAAGCTCAAGGGGTTGTACTACCTTCGCACCAACGCTGGTGTAGTTGCTGATAAGGTGAGTGAGAAGATTGAGCGTAAGGCATTAAAGGACTATGACCTTGATGAGTGCATGAGCTGTCAAGGTTAATAGTTTAGGCTAAGAACCACTCGGTCTAACAGACCATCGGTTGTGAGGTTATGGAGTCGGTGTCCTCCATCTGTTTTGATGAGCTTAACATCGCACCCCTCAAGTATATTGTCTCCATAGATACGAACGCTATCTGCAAAAGGTACGATGTCATCTGTGGGGTCATGTATGATGACCACTTGGTTTCCTTTGGGGAACAGGGTTGGCAGTCCATACTTAACACCAGCAGGTGCGAGTAAGATTGCCTTACCTTTATGGACACCATGTTGCATGAGAGCCATAGTGATCCCCCCTCCAAAGCTCGACCCGATGATGAGGTCTGGCTTGTGGGTTTCAACAGCTTCTTTAGCGATTTTGTAGCAGGTCTTGATGCAGTCTTTACGACTACGCATTAAAGACTCTAAGGTAGCTGGCATCTGTGGAGCTACAGCACCATATTGAGTCTGACAGTACAGACCTTTAGTGCCATTTGCATCCCCCTCTAGTCCATGTAGGTACATTACTTTTGTCATTATGATTCTCCTTTTTAGAGGTAAAGACTCGGAGCAACTGACCCAACTTGACCGCTGTACTTGAGGAGCTTCGTCCAAGCGAACTTGAGTAGGTCTTGCTGATTAAGGTCATGGAGTAGACCACTTGTGTTGATGTTCTTCATCACATAGCTGTCGGGCTTGTTGAACCCTCGACCGTCCATGATGGTAGCTCCGTCACAGGCATTATCTAGTGCCTCACTTGCTGTGATGATTTGAGCCTGTAGGTTAGCGTCTACAGACTGATTGCGTAAGGTTGAGGGGATTGCCCTAGTCCACATAGGAAGTTGGCTTAGAACCTCATTACGAGCTTGATTAGCGATTGCTTGTGCAACCCTCGCATCACGCTCCTCACGAGTCTCTTGCTTGATAGCGACCCCACCCTTAGTGGTAGCAGTTGAGGTCAAAGCCCCACACTCATTCTCGATTGAAGCCTCGATAAGAGCCTTCTTCTTGTCGATGAGCTTGAGGACATGGAGATCCATTGCACAGTCCGATACGAGTCGGATGTACTGCAAGTTAGAAGCAGTCTGTCCGATACGACAGATACGATCCTCTGCTTGAAGGTTGAGGGCAGGGTTCCACTCTTGATCACAGAAGATCATCTTGGAAGCCTTAGTGAGAGTGATCCCGACACCACCTGCCTTGATGGTACAGGCGATGCCCTTGAGCATACCTGCTTGGAAGGCTTGCACAGCGTCCTCACGATCAGACTGATGAGTGTCGCCCATGATGACAGCCCAACCGTCACGCTTTGCCATAGCCTCAATGGGAGCACGGTGAGCAGAGAACACGACCACAGGCTCGTTAGCCTCCTCAAAGCTCTCGACCATCTCTTCAAGGGCAGAGATACGAGACTCGGCAAGCTCGGCTCGGATGCGACTAAACTCGCTAAAGTCGGGGATAGCGTTTGAGCCATTCTCCTTCATAGCCTCAAGCATCTTCTCACTCATCTTGAGGAGTCGCTTTGAGCCAACCTCGACAAGTACATCTTGGTAGGTCTTAGGGGGGAGGTTGGTCAAGACCTCGGTCTTGGTACGGCGAAGCATCACACGGCGGAGCTTCTCTGGTACACATGGATTTGGAGTACCAAACTCCCAACCACCCCAACCGTTCTGATAAGCGTTCATGTCTCGGATGAACCCCTTGAAGCCACCGAAGATGGTGCGACCCATTCCGAAGGTGCTGACCACACCCCACAGGTCAAAGCCTTTGGAGAGCAGAGGTGTACCTGTCATAGCCCAACTCTTCTTACAGAGGTTGGAGAGAACCTTAGTACGCTTGCTACGGATCGCCTTGTGGCTCTTACAGAGGTGAGCCTCATCAGCGATAAGGGTAGTCTGTGCAAGCACATCTCTCCATGCTTGTGGCACATTCTCGGAGTCATCACCCCACTGTGATGTAGGGGTCATCTCTGTAGGTAGGATCTCATAGTTGATGATGACAACCTCATTTTTAGCAGGGAGCTTGAACCCCTTGCGGCCCTTACAGACCACAGGGGAGAGGTCGCTTCGCCACTTGCGAACCTCGTTAGCCCAGTTGAGCTTCAAGGTAGCTGGGCAGAGGACGATAGCCCGACCACCATCTTCGATAGCCATGAGAGCCTGTAGGGTCTTACCCAAGCCCATGTCATCTGCGAGGAGACAGTTATCGTGAGAGCTAAGAAACTTCACACCGTCAAGCTGATAGGTGTAAGCCCCACCATCTTTGGCTCGGCTGATAGCGTCCATCACGCTTGAGTCTTGCTGAACCCCATCGAACCCGACAGGGAAGCTAAGGTTGAGCCTACGCACACCCTCCATCACACGCTCACGATCCTTTGGTGCAAGACTTACAGTCCAACACTTGAGATCACCATTCCAACGAGCACCAGGCATCCCTCTAAGGATAGGGAGTGCGTCTGCCTCATAGGGCATCTTGATCTCTCCCTTAGCGTTGATCTCACGCACAGAGGGTGCTGACAGGAGAGCCTTTACTTGTGTCGGACTTGCGTCCAAACAGACCGAGCTGTTGCAGATTGTGGTGTACCCACCATTGGTGGGCTGATAGGTAAAGCCTTGCCCCTCGGCTACAGGGGTCTTACAGACTGCACACTTCTTGCTGAACTTGTTTTTGAAAACTCGCATTTCGATCTCCTTTTGGAGTTAGACTTGGGGTCGGTCTACCTACCTCTCCCACACAAGGGCATAGATAAGGGGTTACAGACATTTGTAGATTGTTTATATGACTCTAGTTTATATGCGTTTACCAATCTCTAAAAGGAGTTTAACATGAACTACAATCGCATGATCCGAAGAGTCGCTTCTGCACACATGAGGAAGCTCGCACAAGAGAAGCCAGCAAGCGTAATGTTCGCTGAAGCTGTTATTGATACGAGAGACTTACTCAACTGGTTCCAAGATCAATCTGGTCTTGATCCCGAAGCAATGGGTTGGAAGGTTGCCGCCCACCACATGACCATAGAATTCTTCGACAAGAAAGAGAAGAAAGCTCTCAAGAGAGAAGGTCGGGCCGAGTCCAATATCCTTGAGCCTTATGCTGACCTCATCGGTAAGAATGTTGTTCTTAACATCGTGGGCTACGCACATGATGACAAAGGCATGGCTGTTCTTGTTGAGCCTCAAGGTCCTCTTGCTCGTCTTGTTAAGAACGCTGACCCCCACATCACCATCGCTACTAATGGTGTCGGGGCTAAATACAGCAACGAGCTTCTTGCAAAGGGAGAAATCATTCCTGCTCGTGGTTCGATCCAAGCACGAGTCGGCTGGAAAGATGCTCGCTCTGGTCAAGATATGTACGATCTTCCTTGGGACTTTGGTCAGTAAGAAAAACTTTTTTCAATCTTTGAAAAGAAAAATTGTCCGATCTGTGTTCTAGGGAGCGTTAGTAGTTTAGAGGTTGCTGATGTAACCCTTTATCTATCACCCCTTAGAACAGGAGGACAATATGAACCAAGACCAAGACGAGAAGTTCATCTTCGCAGACTTTCTTGAAGCTGATACTGCACTTAAAGGTGTCAGCGATACTTTTCGCACATACGGACTTATGTTCGAGTGTGCTATCGAGGAAAACGCTCGACAGAACCTTATCGAGCAATCTATGACCGAAAAGCGTAATGGTGTCCGAGGTATCTCCGATGAGATCCTTGAAAACCAAAACACCTTCTATGCTATCGGAGCGTTCCTCAAGGTCTTGCATGAGCTTGGCTTTAGGGTCGAGGAGACATTGGAGGAGGAGTGCGACTTTTGTGGTGTCATGCTTCTTGATGAGGATCGCTTACAGATCGACATCGAGTTTAGCTACGGTGAGGATGTGGTCGAGTATTCGATCAACTTCAACGATGAACGAGAGCATACAGGACACAAATCTGCCGAAGAGTTTTTAGAGGGCATCTTCAATGGTGGTTGGGGCTTAACGAAGCTCACCGGTGTACTCAACCCATCTAGCCTCTACGATGATCTTGAGGGCTTCATGCGAACCTTTAGGAGATCATGGTCGGAGTATAAGAAGGTTCTCAAAGAGAAGGTGGGCTGATTTGTAGTTTCTTTATTGCCCCCCATAGGTGATCTCTTTAACCTCAACCTTGAATGGAGAACCGACATGAGAAGATCAGCTAGTGAAATTATTAGAAATCTTGAGCAGAGGATTGCTCGACTCGAAAAGTCATCTGCACCTATTAGAAGTGAATACTACCTTACTTCTCGTAGTGATCTTAACTACGATCAAGACATCACTATCCCAGAGCTTCTGCAAGGTGCTCTAGCTGAGATATATGATGTGTCCGAGGACGATCTTGATGATCTTGAGTATGAGGTTGTGAAAAGTGACTTTCTTGATATGTGGACGGACGAAGGTCCGTCCCCATATTTTATGATCTACGATATACACAACGAAGGCATCTATACTCACGCTCTTGTTAAGAAGGATCAGGAAACAGGTTTAATCGAGGTCTTAAAAATCTCCGAGAACCCTAGAGAGATTAGGCGTTTGTGGGATCGTTTCTTTCATTGATTTGTAGTTTTATATCCTCCCACCAATAAGTGATCTCATTAACCTTTAATCGGCAATGGAGACTACTTATGAGAAAGTCAGCATCAGAAATCATTAGCGACCTTGAAATGAGAGTCGCAAGGCTCGAAAATCGAAAGGGGAACAAAATGAACCCCTCTCTTAAAAAGAAACTAGAAGGGGCTTTTGAGTCTGCGTTAAACTCGGCCTACGGTCCTTGCGAAACCATAGATGGGGATAAAGATCATTGAGGTTGAGACAAATCAAGAAATTTTTTATCCACGAGGTAATATGGACATTCGTATTTATTTCACCTTAAACGCTTAGAGCCTTTAAGAGACATCATGGTATCGACCCGACCGTAGTCTTTGATTTGTAGTTTTTATATTCTCTCGTTGTAGGGTGGTATCAATAACATTCAACCCTATAACGAGAGGTTAAGAACATGGCAGGACTACTTGAGTTCAGTACAACTTATAAGCCATTTCAGTATCCTTGGGCGATGAACATCGCAGAGGAACACGAGAAAATCCATTGGGGTACTTGGGAGGCGAAGCTACAGGAAGATGTGAACCAATGGAAAGGTGGTCAGATTTCTGACGCAGAGAAACAACACATCACTCAAATCCTACGCATCTTCACTCAATCCGATGTCGCTGTCGGTGGGAACTACTGCGACATCTTCATCAAAGAGTTCAAGAACAACGAGATCCGAAATATGCTCCTCTCCTTCGCCAATAGAGAGGGCACACATCAGAGGTCATACGCTCTCCTCAATGACACTCTAGGACTCGATGTTAAGGAATACTCAGCGTTCCTTGAGTTTGATGAGATGCGTGAGAAGATCGAGTTTATGACCCAAGCTCCAGAAGGTCTAGGTCGTATCACTAACCTCGCTTTTGAGCTTGCTCGTTCAGTCTGTAATGAGGGCATGAGCCTCTTCTCCGCTTTCGTCATGCTCCTCAACTTCCAACGCTTCGGCAAGATGAGAGGTATGTGCGAGATCGTTGAGTGGAGCATTAGAGATGAGACTACCCATGTAAATGGGATGACCCAGCTCTTTCACGCTTACTGTAAAGAACACCCTCGTGTTGTGACCGATAAGCTCAAGAGCTACATCTACACCAACTATGAGAAGGCTGTTGAGCTAGAGGACGCTCTGGTTGATCTTGTCTTTGACAAGGTGGATCTTGAGGGTCTGACTGCACAAGAGGTTAAGACCTATGTCCGATACCTCGCTGATCGTAGACTTCTACAACTCGGACTCAAACCCATCTTCGGTCAAAAGAAGAACCCCCTTCTATGGCTCGATTGGGTCATTAGTGGAGACTCTTTCAAAAACTTCTTCGAGGGGGTCGTGTCCGACTACTCCAGTAATGGGCTTTCGGGCGATTGGGATTGGTCAAATATCTCGGCATAATGGTCATTTGATGCTTGACTAAATCTTAGCTCTCAAGTACACTTTCAATAAATACTTTGAAAGGGAACTTGAGATGGCTAAGGGATATTATGTTTATCGTCAGTTCAACAAGAGGACAGGCGAGTATTACATTGGCAAGGGTACTTACTCTGATCGAGATCCAGATGGGAGTAAGTACAAAGGCTCTGGTATCTTGCTCTTGCGTAAGATGAACGCTCACCCGAATGACTTTGAGAAAGAAATCTTAAAGGATTTCGAGAGCGAAGATGACGCTTACGCTTATGAGGCAGAACTTGTGGGCGAGAGATATATCGGTGGTGCAGACCACGACCCACTTTGTTTGAACATGAACAGTGGAGGCATGGGTTCGTCCTCTAATGCTTTGAAGCATTATTGCTCTAACCCTATCGTGAAGATGGAGATGAGTGAGAGGATGAAAACCTTATGGGAAGATGAGGCTTATCGGGAGAAAGTTCTAGCTTCAAGAGAGGGCGAAGCACGACAGAGGTGGCATGAGTCTTATCAAAAGGCTCTTAAAGATCCAGAGGTGAGGGATAGGATCAAAACAGCCGCTAACAGCCCTAAACGAAAGAAAGCAATTCGAGAGGCACATATAAGCTCTATCAAGGTAGAGAAAGACGGAGTTGAGATTGAGATCCCTAGAGAGCAGTTAGCTGATTACTTTAGGTTAGGTTGGTCGCTTTGCTCTAAGGGTGTTGTGAACATTCACCATCCCGACATTGGGGTATATAGTTGTGGTCAACATGATGTGGTGAAGCACCTTGTTTTGGAGCATGGGTTCAAGTTTGGAACGC